GTGTGGCGCTTTCAGCTGCACCAACTAATGCTGACATATCATTAGCTTTAGCTTTTAAGTCTGCAAAACTCATTGTACTTCTCCTTTAAAGATTTGTATTAATTTATATTTCGTTTGCTTTGTATCATAATTTAAAAAATATCTAATATAATCTTTCTCATTTTAATATCATTAAACTTTAAGAAAGATTGATAGTTTAATATTTTTTTATATAAGTCAGGCCATAAGATGGTCTCACTTATAAATGAATTGGCTTTCTCAATAAAACCTGTAAGCCTATTCACTATACACACAGTCTCTAAAGAAACCATGTCTTCCAAATAAAGATGGATAATTTTCGGATACATTTCATCTATTTCCAAAAGAGTATCAAATCCATTATCTGAAATTTCTTCTAATTCATTTTTAATTAAATAACTAATACTATCTATACGTTTTAAAAACTGTGTATATGTTTCTTCGTCTCTAATCATATCACCAGTAAACTTATTGCCTGCTACTTGATGAGATGCAAAGTATAAAATAATATCGTCTTTATTCTTAAACCTTTTACCAATTTTTGTTAACTGAAATTTGTCTGGTCTTTTCCAATACGTTTTTTCAGTTATGTTTGTTTTAAAATTATACTTCCAACAATCATATGTTCCATTAAAATGTAAGTTGATTGCGTGATGTAATATAAATGCTTCATATCCTGTCATATAGGTAGTGTATATGAAGGGTTGCCACCCTGTAATAAATTAAGTTCTTTTGCTTCAAATTCAACATGCTGTATAATTTCTTTTGAGATAAGTTTTTTACTATCTCTTAAATCAATTTCATTCTTTTCACATACGTCTATAATAGCATCAATGTATGGACAATCTTTATGTGTTCTAACATAATTCTCAATCATCCTAGAAAATGATTTTTTATTAAGGTCATCTATAATCATTTCCTAAATCCTTCATCATCATATGCCGGTGCAATCGTTTGATGATAAACTGGATGTTCTTCATTCTCTCCATAAAAATCATATGGGTACATACCATCTCTAAGGTACGAATTTAATCCTCTCACATAAGCTTGAACAGAAATCATCTTAGCCATAGCACCTCGTTCATTACGTCTTATAGCCTTCTTCAGGTCACTAATTTTATCTTTGGAGGCTTTAATATACTGCTTAATATTCACTACAGATAATCCATGGTCGTCATCTAATGCTAGAACACTAGGTGCTACATTTTTATATGTTGCTGGTTTTTTAGCTGCTCTTGCTTTTGCTAAATTTTCTGCAGCAGCTTCACGTTGTGCTTCAGACATTTTACGTTTAACCATGTTTTACTCCATTAATTTATAATATATTAAGTATATTATATCATAGTTAAAGGCTTTTGTAAACAGCTAACCCTTATATATTTTTAATATTTGACCTTCGAATGCTTCTACCTTGTCAACTCTATTAGGCCATTTAATATATTCTTTTTCAGGATTTGCCTTAAGGTTATTGAGTAAAGGTGTAATAGCATTATATAAATTGTCTAGCTTTGTTTGTGCTGTTGCTGTTGCTGCTGAAGATGTTGCTACTTGTTGAGCACTATCTAACTCAGCTTCATCAACCAGCGTAAAGCCAAAATCGAAATCTGCCATTTTTTACTCCGTTAATAATTGTTTAATTCCTAGTGTCCAGTTTTCTGCTGCGTCTTCAACAAACCTTAAAGACTTAAATTTAAAATCTTCATTTGTTATCCGAGTACCAGTTGCATCTTTATATGTTATTGAAAAAAACGAATGTTCTCCGTCCATTCCATTTATAACCTGATATATTTTAGCGACACTACCATCATCTTTATAGTATTCACCCATCAACTTTCTGTGATTCATTCTACTATCTAAACCATCCATAATTTTCTCCATAATAATATTAATATTTATACATAACACCAAGGGACAATTGAACGGCTATCTGTTCCTCTTACTAAATCAATGTCTAATAAATATTTTTGCATTATTTTATTTAAATTATCATTGTATCTATAATTATTACAGAAGTCTTTTAACTCAAATACTTGAGTAGTTTCTAAAATATGTTCAATTATATGAGGCTTCAAATTATCTATTCTAAGATGGTCTGGACCTACAAGTAAGTGTATTTCATATTTAGCATTCCATCTATTTTTAATATTAGATACAAGTTCATCTATGTTAGGTAAGTTCATACATTGTACTGTTATATTAAAATATGAATCAAATGGAGCCAATTGAAAAAGTTCATCTGTATTCTTAATAAATGTATTATGGTTTGTTGGAAACCTTATGAGTTCATTAACCTCTCCCCACCCATCTATACTTAAACTAAATTCTAATTTTTTAAATCTAGACAATATATCTAAAAACTTTGGTGTATTACTTACACCATTAGTTTGAATTAGTATTCTAGTATTATAACAATTCCATTGATTTTTAGATAATTTATTTAAAAACTCATGTACACTTTTCATATAAAAAGGTTCACCCCCTACTATATAAATAAGTTCTGCTTTATCAACACATTTTATATATATCCAATCCCAATCTAATTCATTAAAGTTTTTTCGCGAAAGAGATCTTTCGTAATCATTATTATATTTTGTCCATAATTCTATATCTTGTTGCCAAGCTGAACTATTTCTTGGATTACACATAATACATTTTAAATTACATGTACTACCAGGACGTATATCAAATCTTACTAAACCTTTTTCACGTGAAGAGCTTTTAAAGCTTTCCAGTCTTTTACTGTGTTCATTGTGTTTTTCTTTAGATAAACAGACAATACAATTTTTTTCCCAATCTAATGTAGGCCAAAGTTCTTGATTTTTAGCTTGAATTTTATCAATACTATCTACTACACCTTCAGTATTATTATATAAACAACATGGTTGAATTTTATAACCACTGTCAGTATTATCAAGATATATTGCGTTATAGGGTTCTAAACATTCCATATAAAAAAGGGGACTTACATAGATGCAAATCCCCTGAAGTTACTTAATAATTAAGTTCCTTTAAAATGCTAAACTAGCTTTAAGAGTAGTAACGCCATCTGCGCTTCCTACTTTTTCCCATTCGCCTGTCCAGATACCACGTGTTAAACTAAATGTTTTAGTTGTAACATCAGCTCCGGTCTTAGACATTTCAGCTTTAACTGTACCTAAACCTTCTAAAACTTTAGATACTGAACCACCGTTTTCTGAGGTGCCGTCTGCATTTGAATCGTGATTAGCACTTAGGGTTAACCCTGCAAGTGTAGTCGCGATTGTTGTATCAATGTTAGTACCTGCTGTAACTGTGTTATGTACAACTGTAGCTTTTAAACCAGCAACTTCATAAGTAGCTGTGGTTTCTCTTTCAGAATTAGTAACATCAGTAACTGCAAATGTAATACCTGCAAGTGAGCCACCAACATTGAGTTCGGTATCTTCACCTGAGTCTTGACTAAGTCCTACTGTAAATCCACCTGATGTTGCTGTAACACCGATAGATACTACATCTGGGTCATCCCCAGACTTATCACCTAACGTAAATGTTAGAGGACCAGTAGTTGTTTCTACATACATATCATCTATATCAAATGCTCCATCCAAAACCACAGTAACTGTGGAACTTCCAGATGTGCCTTTCATAGTAGTTGTTATGTCTTGAGTGTAAGCACCATGTGAATCAAGTGTACCCTCATACAAACCCGAAAGACTAATACCGGCATACGTTGATGCAGATATTGCCATTGCCGCCGTCGCAGCTAGTAGTTTTTTAAACATATGTATTTCCTTTTTTATTTAAACAAAAAAATCCTTTTTATAGTAGGGATGCTACTTACAATATTTATACAAGTTTCATGTACTTCTTATATAAAATTGATTCCTTTTCGTAAGCTTCATTTTCGTCAAGCTCACGATTTTCGTGTAATTGTTGAACGTGTACCATTTCATGGCATACTGTTAAGATAGCTTCTTTAAAGCCAAGACGTGTATCAATTTCAATATCATATTCATCATCTTCAGCTGAATCAGTTGTCCAACCATGAACATTATCTTCAGATAAATCTTCTTGCTCGATAGATACTAAAACATCCTGGGGGATGTTTAATTCTTTTTTGCAAAATGTAACGATATCTTCATATAATGCCATAATGACTCCACAATATAGTTTTATTTATACTATCTATTCATTAGACACTCGCCATTCGCAACAGAATCGCCGTAGCCTATAAGGTATTCTTTATGCCATTCTTCAATGGTTTTATTACCTTTACATTCTTCAGGCATTTCTTGTGGGTTTTCGCATTCGCGATTTGCAACCCAACCAGCTACATAAAACTTAGATTTGCCACGTAAGTGTGCAGTCTCTTCAGTTTTGTTGGTTACTAAATTTACCATCTATTCTCCTGTAATAATATTATAAATTTCTTTCCATGTCTTGACTTTTCTTTCATCATGACAATCATCATTCCAATTATGACTAATTAAAATTCCTTCAAGACCAGCATCATTTCCCATCTTAATATTTGATACTTTGTCTTCAATCCAAAAACACTCAGTGCCTTCCCATTTCATAAGAACTTTGTCTTTATTTTGTCCAGTTTTGAGTATAGTAAACCCATCAAACACATCTCCAAAGACATTTCTTAAATTCTCTTTCCTATATGCTTGACCAAGTTGGTCATCAGTTTGCGATGTAATTACATGAAATAAATATCCATGCTCTTCATGTAATTTACGAACATATTTAACAGCATCACGAAGAGGTGATAATGATTTCATCATTTCAGACTTATTAAATGTTTGAATTAATTTAGCACCATCTTTCCACGGAATGTCTAAAGCTTTTGCAACACTATATAAACTAGTCTTTTGCTCTAAACCATGAGTTTCTAAAACCCATTTATAGAAATGGTACTCCCAATCTAATAGAACTCCATCACAGTCAGTTAATATAACTTTGTCTCTAAGAGCTCTTAATACTTTTGACTGTAAAAAATTAAAAGTATTTCCTTCATTTGGCATACTTACTTCTCCTTGCTTTTTCAGCATCATAATTATCCATTAAGTCCCATGCCTCTTTAGGCAGCTCATTATATTTACAGCTCATGCTTTTTTGCATATCTGGTCTTAATAATTCGTCTTGGTCAAGAAATGGGTGAAACCCTTTTTCATCTAACCATAATCGACAGGAACGTAATCGAATACCTTCCAACTTACGTTTTTCAATTGTAGCTTCAGCCCATCTCATATTACCATTCCTTAACCGTTTTTACCATATCATTAATAAGTGGATTTAATCGATAAATTAAAATTCTTTCAATCATTTCAATATAAGAATTATTTCCTCCATTTAAATCAATCCAAACAGGATTAATTATTAATTCGTTAACATTTTTTTCTGTCATATATTCATTATATTTTCTTCCTGACATTTCATGTTTTGATTTAGGATTATTAAATGACGAAGCATGACTAGTCTGTCTTGCACCAACATCATTATGCGATTTTCCAACATATAATGCTTTACCAGTTCCATATTCATAATGAATATAAACTCCACCAGAACCTCTAGCTCCACTTTTATCATAATGATGAGATTTAGATTTAGGTATACCGTCAGTAATTGTTAAAGTTTTATGAGGTAAATTTTTTGTAATTGTACGTAGTTTGGCATGAATATTACCATCTATTAAGTATTTTACAAAATCAGCTTGTTGTATTTCATTCATACAAAAATCCTTAATGCTGCCCAACTCCAAATAATAGCATTGGCAATTACTAATGCTACTACAAATGTGTTTTCAACTGTCATTATGGTCTCCCTAAATGTAATTCATCATCATTGTCATAATATATTGCAAACGTATCAGCAGCAAATTTATGACAATAAGATTGAGGTCTACGATAACCAGGTTTACTCGTGCCTCTATATTTAATTCGTCTGTTTTTCACAGGTAACATACGGGTTACCCAACGGAAATGTTCCATTGGTATTCCCTTGAAAGTACTAGCTTCATAAGTAGAACTCTTATAAAGAGATAGGAATGCTTGGTCTATATCACCAAAGTCGCAATAAATAGTTTTCATTATGCTACCTCAATCATTGTAATTGGAACGGTCCATAATTTATCCGTGTTACTATCACGACAAACACAACGGGTACGATTGATTTTTTCAATCACTCCTTTATGCATACCAAACCAAACTTCTAAACCAGTCCTTAAGTTTAATTTATTAGCATGTGCTAATTTCTTACGGTGATTTTTAACAATTGATACAACATCGTTCAATTCTTTATTATCACATTCACCAATTAATTTTGCTAAATTTTCAATTTTCTTACTCATAATATATTTTTCCTTTTTTATAATGTTAATAATCTTTCACGTGGCCAGTGTGTATAAACCCAAACATGGTCTAAACTACACGTAACTCCAACATGGTAATCATCTAAGACAACGTCTAAGACAACTCCCTCTTCCTGCAAGCGTTGAACTTCACTTAATCGAACACCGCTTTGTTGTAATATTGATCTGACAGTTTCTCGCCTGTCTTCATCGCCAGAATAACCTAAATGAAAAGTATCTTGACGCTCATCTCCTTCAACCGTTTCAGACCATGTTGAATCTGAACGTTCTATCAATCTGTATATTAAATCTGTAACTATCATTTCCTTAAAACCTTCCTGTTAAAATATGTAAAATTAAATTGCCTAACATTACTAAAAAAAATACAATTTCGCTTTCCATTTTTACTTCCTTTTTTATTATTTAATAGTACTATTATACCATACGTGAGCCGTTTCGTGTAACTTTATGCGACTATTGGACGCATAAAGTACTATTTTTCTCTTAAAAGGGGGTTATGTAGAATATTTTTCTATGGTTTCTATCAGCTTTTTGTCCCAATTATCCCTATGTTCTATAAAGACTTGAGCTGGAGCATTATCTACAGATATGATTGTTACTAATTGTGTTATTGGTTGACCAGTTCTCTCTTCCCATGCAATAGCATAAAAGCATTCTTGCATGAAATAACTGTCAATCCATTCTTTCTTTTTTGTTTTACGTGAGGTCTTATAATCTATAATAGATAATTTACCATCGAATTCGGCTACACAGTCAACCCTACCTGCTACGCCTAAATGGTCAGAATAAAGGGGTACTTCCTGTCCATAGACTGTACCAATACGTGTGTCTAATATGTCTTTAATTCTATTAAAGTCAAATAGAATATTAGGCATTGCATCTTTTGCATAATCTGGGTTATTATTGACATATGCCTCACACATGGTATGAACTGCAGTACCACGTCCTGCTGCTTGTCTTGAAATTTTATTTGCTTCCTCATGACCAATACGATCTCGCCAAGCCATGATTGCAGCTTTACTTAATTGACCAAGAATAGTTGTTATTGAAGGATAGTAAAGATTACCATTAGGTATAAGATATTTTCTTCCACCCTTTTTGGTTATTGCTTTAAGATCTTTATAACCTAAGTCAACCGGTTCATGTTTAAACATTATTTAATACTATCACTCATTGTTGAATGTCTTCCTGCTGTTTTATCTATTTCTTTAAGTCTATCATTAAAAGCATCAGTAGTTTTAAGACGACCTTCTCCATGTCCACTAATTATTCGTGGTGCACTAACTACTATAGAACAATCATTCTCTTTTACATAATCGTCAAGCTCGGCAATCTTCATTTCCTTTTCCCACTCAACACCAGTTGTTTTATTTTTGAATTGATAAGTTGGCATCTCTATTCCTTATAACTATACCTTTCCACCATCTCACTAACCACATTACTTTTTGTGGATGGTGCTCTGGGTCTGGTAATTCATCTTTAAAATATTCAATGAATTCTTTTAATTCTTCATCACTATCAAAATAGCGCATGTTTAATTAAATATTCTATCGCCCCAAACTTTAATTGCAAGTTTTCGTGATAAACCGCGCACAAATAATTTTTTATTTTTGGCAGCATTTAAAATTTTAGCTTCTCTTGGGTCAAGAGATTCTAATATACCTTTAAATATATCATCTCCTCTTTCTTTTGTTCGCTTAATATCAACTAATCTTGCATAATTTTTGGTTTGACTATTTATTGTTGTATAAACTTCATGACGTGGAGCAGGTTTATATTCAATCTCATCAGACAAATTTAATTTTATAGTTTTATCAAAATTTAAACGCATAAGAGTTCTTAATGCTAAGCTATCATTATCTAATAAAACCTTAGCTCTACTCTCTCCATCATTTTTTCTTCCTAAATCTGTAAAAACTTCATGTATTTCCATTAAAATTCTCCAGCATTTTCAATTAACATCTTCATTCTATTCTCTATTAAGTAAGTTAAAATATTACTTCGTTTTGGATATTTGTAATTTTCATATTGGTTAATAGATTCTTTTTTAATAACCTCAGGTGTTCTATCTAAGTCTATCATTTCTCTATTACGTATGTAATTTCTAAATACCTCTTGTGGCATAACTTCTT